AGCGTAGCATAGCTCTGGGAAACCTTTGCCAACCTGATCCAGGTTTAACAAGTCCAATACGAGTTGCTTGTTCAATCGTCCAACTAACCGCAAGATCCCCACCATTTGGGTGGCTGAATATTCCTGTGACTTTTTCATCTGTGTATTCCTTCCAATCCACTTTTCCACCTGCATTTTGAAAACGAGCAAGCATCGCGTCAGCTTTAAGTGCTGGACGACCTTGAATAATGTGAAAATCCCGAGCAGCTGTCGCAGGGTGTAAACCTTCTGCTTGGGCTACCGCCATCAGAGCAAGAACGCTATTCTTGTCTTTCATACCAAACAGACCAGATGCTGCAATCGCACCCGCCATTTGGTCCATTTCATTAAAGCTAACAATGTTAGACATGGATCATCTCCGCTAAGGTTAAAACTGTATCAATGACCGCAGATGCAGCCATCACCCAAATTGCTATATCAATGTTGTTCATTTGACTAAGAACCTCCGAGAACCTGGCTGCTCGATTACAAACTTCTCATAAATATCGGGCATTGCCTGTTGAAAAAGGGTGGCTGAAAAGCGTTTAGAGGACTTTGCAGCCTTCCAAGTTGCTAACACCTCACCAGCGTAGGTCACCAGCTCAGAACGCTCTCCTAGAATGTTTCTGATCTGTACTTCTAAAGTTTCCTCAAGGCTCTCAAGATGCTTAATTTGATGCTTAACATCTTTAAGCTGAGAGACAGCCAACTCAATCTGCTGCGTAGCCATAACCGCGCCTTCAATTGCCGTAGGGTAGATGAGCTTAGTTTGCTCAATGGTTTCTGCAGCTGGCACAGTATCGGTCTGGCAATGCGCCCAAAATACTGCCATTTTTTGGATAAGGTCATCTTTTTCACCTTCCGAAATATCAAACTCAAAAGTCTGAAATTCTTGACCACCAAACAAAACGGCAAGATAAATCTTTTGCACACCATGGCAAGCAGCCTCATGCACCAACTGAGCGTAATCCGCAGCAGGAATACGATTGGTATCGCTATCAAACTTGTTTCGGGTGGCAGCATTATAGTTTTTAGCCTCTACAAGAGATAAGCCATCAGCGCTAATAAAATCAAAATGGCTGCGAAACCAATCATGGCGAGGGTGAGTAATACTATAGTCAGCATCTTTTAACTCCATCTGATGTTTATCTTGAAACAATCTGCCAATGAGTGGTTGCATCACATGACCCATTTGAACAGCCTCTACCCCTGATAAATCAGGTGCTGGCATCTTGCCTTGTTTTTGCAGTATGGCATCTACCGCACGACCATTAGCGGCCTTGCGAGAGTCACCACTCCACCAGGCACTATTGCGTACTTCGGGCGCAAAATCTCCTCGATCATTAGCCATGCTTATCTCCCAAAAGGTATGTTAGACAAATCATCTTGATCTTCAAATGAATACAAAGGTCTTTGAATGTCCAGAGTAGCTTCTGCATCATTTAATGCAAAAGCCATATCAGGTGAACAATCTTTGCCATCAAACTCGATACGGCATTGGGTTACCAAATTGCGCAGGACCGCGCGCAAATTAGCTTCGTGTTGGTCTTTCATAAATTCTCCATCGGTTAGGTTAATTGGGTACTACGATTACAAGTATACACAATGTTAAAAGATGTGCAAGTCATCTTGTACACAATTTCTATTTTTGCACTCTACAGCCCGTTTAAAATTAAAAAACCCGCGTCAATTTCTATTTTTTGTCTCTACAGTCTGCTCAAAATTTAGGCACTTGACAAATTTAAAAAAAAAATTTAAAATTTTTTAAACTGAATTTATATATAATATAAATAATATATAATAAATATTATATTTATTAAATATAATAGATATTAAATAAATGGTATATCTAACTATTTTATTTATTGATTATGGATAGATATTAAATAATATATATTAAATATCATAGATATATTATTATTTTTATTAAATATCATATATGTATATAAAAAGATAAGTTGTCAAAATTGATTAGAGAGCTATAGAGCGTTTTTTTTGGTGTGGTTGATAGTCAGGTATCACCATACACAAAAAAACCCGCCTAAGCGGGTTTAAAAGACTTCTGGAGCTATAGCCTACAGTCTTTCAGGTTTACAAGTAGCAGGATAAACACAATCAAGATAATGGCACAAATTATGTCGTCCTTTGTTGGCTTATTCTGCATATTGGTAACCCTTTCCAGAGTAGCTAGACCCTAAGAATGGAAAAGCCTCGCGAGCCGCTATTTCGTCGGTCATTACTTTGATGTACCAGTCCTCGCCAATGTTGCCGTCCAAAACCATGTAAGAGACTTCATTGAAAGCGTCCAGACCGAATTGATTAATAAAGTCCATGCAAGTATTAAGCGAGACGCTTGCGGCTTTGCTATAGCCATTCTCTGCCATGTCTGAAAGCATAATTTCAATGTCGTCGAAATAGTCCCAGTAGTCGCCGCTTTCGTCGTCGTCATAATCTGAGCCAAAGCCGTCCATGTAACCAATCGCCGTTTTATTTCCCCAATACTTCGGATATTTTGCGTACTGGACGCGAGCCGCTGGCTTTTCTTTGACTTGTTTGGCTTGCTTTTTAAGACCCTTAATTGGTGTCTTAGAGACGCTTTTAGACGCGCTCCATGCATAGGTGTTGGAAAGCCATAAGCCGCCCCAGTAAACACCACTAGAGCGATTGACGACGGCGACGCGACCAGAGTTGTCCATTAAGACAAATTTATTGCTTGCGCCAATGTGTTCGCCAATAATGTCGGCAAAACCTTGCGTAAAAGCATAATCTGGATTGTTGGCAAGCATAGGACGCAAGTAGTCGCGAATATAGTGCCATGTATCAGATTTTGAGATGTCCTTTTGATTACCAGTAGACAAGATGCCGTTGTGCATGAGCCATAAATCAACTCCATGCGCGGCTTTATTGAGTACTTCATAGGGGTGACAATTTTCTAAGTCTGTCGCTCCATGAGTACGCATGCGCAAGTGATAAGCGCAGTCGCGACCCTGAATATTAGAGCGATAAAAATCAATAAATTCATGGGCCGATTTTGGCAAAATTTTATTGATAACCAGCTGGCTATTTTCGATTGTCATAACGCCAACACCATCTGAATTGCTTTCGTAAAAATCGGTAAGCCATTCATTCGACAATTTTGGCGAATGTTGTGATTGAGTGATAAGTAGACACATGGATTAAATTTCCTCGCTTGTTGAGTTGATAGAGCCGCCGAATACTTCTGGACGCGGCTTTTTAGTGAATGGCAATACGAAACCCTTTTCGACCAGATAAGCGCGTAAAAAAGTAGTGTCGCGACGATTATTTTCTAAGCAGATAAATTGTAAAAATTCGTCTGTCGTTAAGCGCGTCTGGCTTGTGTCGCGACTAAAAAACCATGTCGCATAGGTGAACTCTAAGCAAGCCATAATCGTCGAATATTTGAGCGTTCCCTTGAAAATTCTAAATTCGACTGTCTTCTCATTTTGAAAATTCAAAGCCTCGTACCTGTCTGAATTTAGGTTACGCAACTTCGCCGCTTTGTTGTCGTACTTCATCGCGTCGTGTAGCCAATACTTGTCATTTTGCTTGTCATGCACCTTCGCCCAGCTGGACGAGTCGCGCCGCGCTATTGCTTTGACAAGTGAGCGATTCTTTTCGTCATTGATAAAAAGAATCATTTTGGCGGCATGTAGCATAGTCATGTCAGACTTACACACATGTACATGTAAGCCGCATGTTGTTGTGTTGTGAGATTTTGCGCCGACTAAACGATTTTTAAAAAATGAGAGTTGTCGCTTATGAATGTCCAGACCCGTGTAACCAGTTACCACTTCAAAGCCATTACCAATCGAGCCGTCCTCTTCGATTAAGCAATACTTAGTGCCGTCAATGTAACCAATAGCACCTAGTATGTCTGCCGCTTTATCGTCCATGTCCATGTCGCGAGATATTTCCATCTCCAACTCTAGTCCCAGTAAAACCCGCGGCTTGCGAGTGTCAAAGCTGGACGCTATATGACCCAACTTGTGCTTGCTGGAATGTCTGCCGCCAATGTTGCTATAACTGCCGTCCTCGCCGTCCTCGTCGTCCTCGTCGTCGTCATAGTATTGGTTACGCTCACTGTAGTAATAATTTTCGACACAACAATCGCAAACCCTGTAATCGTCGCGCACATTGTGAGAGTTATTCCAGATGTCCAGAGTGTCGCAGTCATAGCATTGAAAATAAGTCCCGCCGAATTTATCTTCTAGCCATTCGCTCCATCTTGTGTAAGAGCCGCGAATACTGGACAAGTTGTTAAGCGCGTCCAGAGCCTCACTATCGTCGCCGCGAATGATTGCATGTCTTAGACTTATTGCTAAGTTGTCGCGCAGCTGCCGACGCTCTAAGACCAGGCTAAGCGTTAAGAGTCTGCCGTCGCGTCCTTGTCGCCAATTACCTTCCATATTGCGACGAATACTAGAGCGCAGACTACTTATGCTTGTGCCGCGCTGTCTTTCTCTCATTAGGTTAAATGTCATTTTTTACTCCATTAGGTTATTGCGGGCAAAAGTGCCCGCTTATAGTGTAACGCATGAATTGACGAATAGATGACAAGTAGATGAGAGTAGTCCAGAGACGCGACCAGAGTGAGCGTATAGCTCTTGTTTGTCATTCTGTACTTAAGTACATGCGCAAGATAACAAACATAATCAAACCCACTATATATAGATATAGACTATATACAAATATAGATAATATGCTTATATGAATATATGACTATATGACTAATAGGTGATATACATAATAGGTATATATACATAAGGGGTAATTAGATAAATGAATGGGGGATAACCTACAACGCGCTCTCTGAGAAAATATATATTTGCATTATGTACATAATATGGGATAATGATTATATCGCATTATCTCGATAATGATTATCTGGCTATTTGATTTGGGCATGGGGTGTTGATGTGCGTGCCCCCCAACTGAGTCCCCCCAGAAAAAAAATCAGTTTTTCTGAATTAGGCTATGCAATGTTTGGGTATTGTCTGTGAGATTGACGCTCTGATGAGCGCAATAGAAGGTGCGTGTCTTAACGCTGTGCAAGTTGTAAACATTAAAAGTCGTCCACATTGGTCCTGTTGCAACCCCTACGATATGCGAGACATATCGCGATAGGCTGCCGATGTCGGTTACTGTAAAGCCCATGTCTAGAGTACATTCGCACATTCCTGTAGGGTAGGTGGTAATGACCGATTTGCCCTCGTTAAGGTGCTGGCGAACCATATTGGTAAAGAGATTGGGGTGGTAGTCAGGGAGTTGCCCAGAGTTAGGAGGGCTGTTGATGACAAGGTAGTCGTATTGCGGGGTAGCTAGACCTTTTAAAGCAGGGTAATCAAACAATAGGTCCTCCCTGCCAGCCATAGGGTTAGGAACTCCTAAACGATCAGACAAATAGGCAAACCAATCTAAATGAAAAGCTACCCAATCATGGCGCTTTAGGTGCTCGTAAAAGAAGTTGGCATAGCCAATCCAGCAGTTAATTGCGCCTGGCGGGATGTATAGGTCAGACAAAGTAATGGGTACATCCTCTAATAAAGGGAAAAGCTGGTCATGGTGCTTAAGATTGCAATGGTGTGTGAACTCTAAATGCGGGTTTTCTGAACAGACCTTGCGCAAATAATGAAGATGAACCAGCTGATCGCCTAGATGATATTCGTTGTATGTGTGTATCATGTCGTGTATGATTAGGTTAAACAAAGGAGTGATGATATGAGTATAGCAATAGATAAACAAATACCACCACCACTAAGCAAAAAGAGAAATTCGTACCCATATAGGAATATGGAGGTCGGGGAATCGTTTTTTGTAGATGGGGTTGGGATCAGATTGATGTGCAACAACAACTATCGAATTGGCAAGTTAACAGGGATGAAGTTTGTCGCAAGACGGGAAGGAAACGGGGTGAGAGTATGGAGAATCGAATAGCAGCTGCAGTCTTGCTTGGTTTATTGGCGGGTTGTTCTTCAGCGCCCACCGAGTTAAATACCGCGCTAGAGGTAGATAAGGTGATTCAGCCTTTATCGCGTAATGAAGTGATTAACGGAGTAACTGAGTGCGAAGGCAATGGCTTGCGCGCTGTAATGCTCTATTCCAAGCGTAAGGTCAATGGCTACACCAGCGAAGTAGTAATTGATGTGACCTGCGCGCCCCGCTACAGAACTTATTGAGGATATGATGGAAACAATAGAACAATATATTGAAAAAGCTGATGACCAGGCTAAAAAAATGTATATGGAACGCATCTGGCGCATGGGTAAAGACGAAATCTTTCACGAGTTAATGCGCGTGCATGGCGAAAGCTCTAAGCTGCTGATGGCTGCTCAAGCAGAAATTACCCGTCTAAAAAACATCCTTGATCCTGAAGATGGCGACATTAGACATTGAAAAACTCTACCAAGAGCGTGTGTTGTACAAGAGCGAAATGCTCAAAGCCATTTCTTGCCGAACCAAAAAGCAAAAGATAAAGTTGGCAAATGAGTGGAAAGAAAAGTACAGCAATATGACTTATGTGGGCTTAATCCATTTAGCCAGAAACCACGATGCGCGCTTAAAAGTGGCGTATTGGGATTTGGGTAACTTTGAACAAAAAAGACTGTCCAAAATATGAAAACCGCAGCCGTAGTGACCGTAACCAACGGAAAGCGCCCAGATCAACTTAAAAAGTGCATGGAAAGCATTGAGAATCAATCTTATCCTGTAGAACATTACATTTTGTGCGATGGCGATTGGGCTAGCTTTAACAAAATCTGCCAGTCAACTGCTGCTCATGTTTGCTATTGGGATGGCAAGATTGGTGGCGATGGTTGGCTTGGGCAACGCTGGTACGCTGCAGCCCCTCAGCTTATTACTGAGGATGTGACCTTTTTTTGCAACGATGACGATTGGTACGAGGAAAA